CATCCCAATGAACCGATAAAAGTAATAGAATAGTTTTGAGGTTGCCCATCAACAATCGAACAACTCTCTAACTGTATTTTTCCACGTCGAAATAAAATAGTATCTAATTCAATGTAGGCATCTGCTTTTACAAGTGTGCTAAATTGACTATCCAAACTATTTTCGTACCAATGCTTGAAAATTCGATTATTTCTTTTCGATGCTGGCACGGTAAAAGTTTGAGAGTAATCAGTAAAGACTTTTGAAATGTCATTGATATTTTGAATCGAACTGTTAACGCTAATTTTTTCATCGTCAAATAATTCAATCCTTTCGTTGTTTACAAATATGCCTACTGAAATCATACTACATCGTTTATTAAATTGAAAGCATATTCAAACTCAATCTCATAATTTATATTTTTATCTTTCAAATGTGTTTTTAAAACTGAACTTTGTGTTTTCACTTGAACGGGTTTTCCATCCAACCAAACACTTTCACTCAAAAATAAATCCGTAATTAAATCGGAATAATTCTCATCTACCCATCCCGTATTTAATTTTACTTTTTGCGTGCCGTTAATATTGAAAGTTTTACTTTGTCCTTTTGTAACATCATAATTTACGGACTCGCTTAAAAATTTATGTGTTGTTCCTTTTACATCGATACTATCAGTTTTTGCTTTAAAGAAAGTCAAAAATTGTGCACCACCAAAACGATTAATAAATTGACAAACTACTGGCGAATATTTGCCCTCTTCAATTGGTTCACATTTAAAAATAGAGAATGGTGATCCGTTATAAAATACAGTTAAAGTATTTCCATTGTCAAAATTTGCATTACTTGTTGTTAATGGAATTTTTAAGTTATATTGACCGCTCGGTGTTGCAACTAAAATAATACCAACGTCAACTGTCGTAATTCCTGATGTATATCTTGCTGTTAAAGTATCGCCAATAGTAGTATCGAAAATAGCTTCGATATAAGGATAGTCACTATTCGAACGTTCGTAATAAGTAATGATACTTGAGTTTTGAAGGACTGCATTACTACTATCATTGTTATAACCATCCAAAAACAAAGTATAACCATTTACTGCCAAATAACTAACGGTGTCTAAAAGTGTGTAACTTCCGATAGTTGTTTCTTTATATCTTTTTACTTTTACCCTGCACCAATTTTTCACGTTATTAGTAGTCGGACTTGCCACATAAGAAATTGAATTGTCAATGTATTCTTTTAGTAAGTTTGAAATATTCAAATCAGTTCTTTGGCTTATTGTTTTAGAAAAAGTATATGTCGGTGTTGCTGGCTCGGTAGTGCCATCATTCCAAATGAAAACTTCAACTTTACTGCCAACCTGACCCGCTTCATTTACGGTTATAAAATATGGACTTCTAATATTTAGTAATGTCATTTTAAACTGTTTTTAAATAATTTTTCTACATCCAAAGCAAACGCCTTTTCTAATTCCACATCGATATATTTCTTGAATCCTTCGTTAAAAGGTCTTGTAAAAAATAAACTTGGTTTAATTCCGTGTAAGAAAATCTTTTTTGCAATAGCAAATTTTAAACCCTCTCGACTTGTAAATTTTCCTGCCTTATTTCTCGGTGCAATCCCTTTTTTTACTATCCATTTGTCAAATGCTTTTGGCGGGGGCATTTTTGATTTATAACTGAAAGGAGTATCATATTTTGTTTCAACTCCCGACACCCCTTTATCTTGAAACTCACCATACTTTGGCATCGTAAAAGCTAATTCAAAACTGTTCTTGCTTACTTTGACATAGCTGTTATCAAGTGATTTTGATAGATTACCAAACGTATTTTTTGAAATAAGATTCTGTTTTGCTTGATCAACTACATAATCTCGAAAATCATTTAGCGTTTGATATGTTTGTTCCGGAATCATTATCTAATCGGCATTTCATTAGGGATTAAAACGTCAAAAGTAACCGTGCATCCTGCTACTTTGTCCTCAAAACGGTCACGAAATAACTCATAACTATCAGAACCCTCGTCTAATTGGAACTTATCAGCGTGCAAAGTGCCCCTTGACAGTTGTTCAATTAGTCTTAAATTGACCATACTTTGCGTATTCAAGATAAAATCTTCGTTACTCTCATCTTCTTTGACCACATCCATTGAAATAACCGATATATTATAGCGTAATGCATAACCTGTTTTACCAAATGAATTAACAATTAAGTGAGATAGTGGGTAAATCTGTTGCTTATTTGTAGCTATTTTATAAATGTCACCACGTGTAACCGCCTTACAAAAAGGGTCTTTTAATAATTCAGTTTCAATTTTGTCTAGTATGTTTATGTAGCCTATCATTTTTTATCCGTTATTTCAAATGGAACATCGACCCATCTTCGACCGCCTAAATTACTTATTTCTTTTTGCTGTAATTTTCCGTCTTTAGAAATACGTAAAGACATTGTTAATTGCCATAATTCAAAAGGTTCTTTAATTATAAAATCTTTTAATGTGCTGGTTGTGTTTGGTCTCATTTCTTAATCATTTTCATTTCTAAATCTGTTTTTTGTTTCTCGAATGTCAAAAAAGTCAAAGCGGTAAAAAGTTCAATTCGACCGATTGCCTCAAAGTTTCTGACATCTCCTTTAGCGAGAGCATAATAGCTTGAATACCATCCCCACCGTTTGCCAAATTGTGATTGCTCACTATATTCATTTCCTCCTTGTGATTCTCCAAATAGGTCAGTGAACTTATTATTAACTCGTTCGCTAAATTGTAAAAAAAAACAATCGCCCCGAGAGTCGCATCAAGTGGAGCGTGTTTCATTACATCGCAATAAGTGGCTGTATTTTTGTAGGGTTCGATTTCGTACATCTTACCAATCTTACTTTTAATTGGTCTAAATAAGACTGCCATTGCTTTGTGCATATTATCAAAATCGTTTATGTAGGTTGTAATATCTACATATTCGTCTAAGGTAATGTCTTCTAAGTTTGGAATAAAACCAAATTCGACTGTTCCGATTTTGAAACGGTTAATAAATTTATGTTCTTTAGTGAACATCGTTACAATATTAGTCGTAATTTCTTCGACTGTTCTATACTTAATTTGTGCAACGTCTTTTAAGTCGATCCCACAAAATAGCTGTACCATTTTTTGTTGAAGAAATTCCCCCTCTGGATTGTTTTTTGCAATTTCTAAAAACTTTTGATACTGCAAAAGTTTGATTTCTGAAAGGTCTGTCGGTATGTTTAGTTCTAATTTCATACCTTGTTAACGTAAAACTTTTATTTTGTTTTAATAGACAAAATATTTCCCCTTGTTGGGATTGTCAAGATGGAATATCACATTGTAACGGATTGCATCAATGATATGATTCCAGTCGTCAATATAAAGTTTTGAAGTTTTGTTTAAGTAGCAATAGTTATTAAATTCTTTAGCTATTGCATCGCTGTTTTGTTCGACTATTATTTGATAGTCTTGCATTCGAACTATTCCGCTTTCGATTGTTCCCTTTTTTACCGCTTGAATATTTATTCCTAAATGTTTTAAATCGTCAATTAAACGGGGCTCTGCACTATCAGCAATTATTAAACCAGTCTTTGCTTTTTCTTTTATCAATTCGGCTAATACGTGGGTTTTTAAACCTCGTTGGTAAATGTGCTGTTTAACATAAATAATCTTTTTTGTTTTATCGATGGCAACTTCTGCCAACGCATCGGGATCAATACTAAATCCAAAATCCATTCCGAATGAAGTCTGCAGTTGGTCAGGATTAAATTCGCCAAACTTCCAATTTGTGAATACAACTCCTTCGGCTTTGTCTAACCAACCGCCTAAGACTACGTGATTATATTTGTGAGGATTGTTTAATTTCATATCCTCAAAATATTCTTGAATCTCTTTAGGTATAAAATCTAAACAATCTAAATACGTTGTGTGAATATAACAAACGTTGTCTTTAATTCCATTAAAACCATCTTGAACTCCTTTTGACTCAAAGTATTTCTTATAAATAAAATGCTCTTTAGTTGCTGGATTTAGAATTAAAACTTTGATGTTTGCGTTTGGATTGGATTTGTTGTTACCTCGAATAGATAAAAAAATC